TTAGTCGGATGAAGTTCGTCCAGAATCCCCACTATGAGCCTCCTCGTCGTCGATGTGTTGGATTAGTGCTTCCGTAGCTTCGTCGAGCGAGTCCTCGATCTCGTTGAGGTGATCGTCGATCTGTTCCAGCGTACGTCGGACGAAGGCGTGATCGGTGGCATTTTCGCGCCGGGCGCGCTCGATGAGAGCTGCCGGGAGGCCTGCGGCGATCACTCCGAACGCTGCGATGATGGCGACGAGGACGGTCTCCGTCATAGGTTCACTCCGGAGGGAAGGCTTTCGCCGAGGACGTATCGAATGTGCCACGGTTCGGACTGCACTTCCCAGCTCCAGCCGAACTCGTCGCAGTGTGCGAGGAGCCATTCGAGTCGCCCGTTCTGTCCGACGTTCCAGATGTCTACCGCGCAGCCCCAGCCATGATTCGAGGTTCCCGGCGCGGCGAGGGGAGCTAGTCCGGGCTTTAGGTACCATGTCGCCCCGTTCCATGTTCGAGTCGGACGTCCGGCGAGTGGCGTCTTTGTGTAGCGCTGGAGGAAGACGGCTTCCTGCACTGAGTAGGGACGATAGGCGTCGAAGGCTGACGTCGGTCGGAGCATGATTCCGTCGAGTCGTGCCGCTTTCTTCATGGCGGCCCATGATGCCGCCGCAGTCAGATAGAGGAATCCGGAGGGACGGATCGCGGTGAGAAGATCGGGCGAGAGCTTTCCGTTCTGCTGACCTTTGAGGCCAGTAGGGAGAACGAATCTGCGGACGGGGAGACTATTCGACGCCACGACCGAACGCAGCGTCCTTCGGGTTAGCCCATCGCATGAGAGGAGGTAGAAGAGCTGCGACCGCAGCCTTGACGAGGTCGTCCGGGGCGTAGTTGCCGGTCGAGGCGACTGCGATCATTGCGGCGACGACGCTTCGAGCGTACGAAGTGAGCGCGGCTTTCTGACTGTTAGAGAGTTTCATTAGTCCGCTCCGATGATACGAACTCTGTTCCCGTGAAGATGTCTCCGATTCCTGCGTACTTGGAACGGAATGATCCGGAGAATGAAGTTTGTCGCCAGTCGCCTTCGAGTCCTATTGAGGCGATGAACGCTTGACCTATCGGTTCGGATTCTGGGAAGTTTCCTCCGCCGCAGTCGTCATTTGAGACGACGATTACGCGAACGACTCGATCATTTCGGATTTCTGCATAGTGTGCCATTAGGACAGAACCAGACTTCCCGAGCTTGTCCACTCGTAGTAGGTGTATGATCCGCTGGTTCCGGTAGTTGGCGAGCCGGTTGTCGAGATGCTGAACTTTCCAGCGTCAGAAGTTAGAAATCTAATCCGACAAATGCCAGACGATCCGGCTCCTCCTGCGTAGGCTCCTCGCGTACCTCCGCCTCCGCATCCACGATTTGCGGGCGAGGCGGCGGAGCCGTTGACATTGGCTCCACCGTTTCCGGCGTTTGTTCCGCCAGTGCCTCCAGTAGTTGCTCCGCCGCCGCCGCCGCCGGAACCTACGGTGATGCTCGTCCCGGTGTAATCATTAGTCGATCCCGCTCCTCCGTTTCCTCCGGTTCCGCCTGATGCGTTTCCGCCGACGCCGCCGGCTCCGCCGCCGCCTCCCCCAGAGGTAGCGGATCCGTTTCCGCCGTTATTGCCTTGTCCGCTAATGCCGGTGCTACCGTTTGTGCCTTGGCCGCCGCCGCCGCCTGATCCGCCCACGCCGCCGGTCTGCGCTGCTGATGATCCGCCAGCGCCGCCAGATGCGGCGAAGTTCCCGAAGTAGGTATCTCCTCCGGGTGTTCCGATGCTGCGTACTCCGGAGCTACCTCCAGCGCCGCCGCCGCCGATAGTAATCGTGTAGGTACCGGCGACGAGCGACTCAGACGTCAAAGTCTTTACTCCGCCTCCTCCGCCTCCTCCAGATGCAACGTCAGAGGACTGATCGGAGCCACCTCCGCCGCCGCCGCCGACCATAAGAATGTCGGTTGATAAAAACTTGGGGCCTCCGCTAAAAAAAGTGAAGGATGACGCCGAGAGAGCGACGAGCGTCCCGCCTCCATGTTGCGCCAGCGCTAGAGAACTAGAAGTATTTACGGTGACGCCAGCGCCTGCAGTGATCGTGCAAGTTCCAGCGCCTTTGTTCGCGATGAAAATCGTGTCGCCGGTCGTGAAGATCGAGTTATTCACTGTGATCGTCGTCGCGCCCGCGTTGTTCATGATGACACGCTTCCCAGCGTCGCCGACGACGAGAACGTAGTTCGCGGTCTGGTCGTTGATCGGGAGGTTCGTTATGTCGTTGAGCTGCTGAGCTGTGAGAACGGCTCCAGCCACGAACGGGAACGGGGTCGTCATAGTGCTAAGAGCCTAGCCGACTAGGTGAGGACGTTGTCCGCGTCGAGGCGTCCGTAGAGGACGTCATCGAGGAGGAGGGCATAGACGATGGTCGTCGGAGCGGTGTAGAACGTGACCGTCTCGCCGCGTAGGTCGACCCGGTGAGAGATGCCTTCGACGGTGAGCTCTTCCGTGACGGTGAGCGGCGAGCCGGTCGTGAACGTGCGAGTGACTGCGATCGTCTCACCGATCTCGACGTCTGCGACCGCGTTCTTTTGCCCGGTAGTAAGGGAGCCGAAGAAGGTAGTGACGCCTGAGAATCGTGGCTCCGGGGAGCCTTCGAGGAGGTAGTTCGCGAGTGTAAGCGCTTGAGCGTCTGTTGAGAGGAGGGAATCTGTGATGCTTTCGGCCTGCGTGAAGTAGAGGGCGATCGAGGTCGGGTCGGTGGCAGTCTGGGCGGTTCCTCCGGGGCGTTGGACGGTTACCCGGTTGAGGACGGAGTCCACGGTGAAGTCGACGAAGACTTCCCTATAGGGCGTGTTTGTGCCATTGTCCGCGAATGTGACGCTCGGAGCTGAGAGCGTGTTACCGATTCGAGGCTGGAAGACGAGGTCGCCGTCTGATGCCCGGACGAAGATTCGACCGCGTTCTGCTGCGTCTATTTTGCGAAGGTAGTCGAGGGCGTTTGTGCCTTCGGCGATCGCATAGTTCCCGAGTGTCGTCGTCCCGGTCGTAATGTCTCGGAGGGAGGCGCTCCAGCCGACTTCGGTTCGGTCGAGGATGGTCGAGACTCGAGCCGAGGAGAGCTCTTGAGAGGGCGTGAAGGCGTTGAGGAATGAGTTCGAGAGGATGAAGAGGTCGTCGGCTGCGATGATCGTCACTTGGGGGATGGCTTTCGGGCCGACGTAGTCATAGGTGAAGTCCACGACTCGACCGCGGAAGATGACTGTCGAGTTCCGGGTGATGCGTATCTGACGCAGAGGGGAGAGTCCCGGGGTGTCATCGAACTCATCCCAATAGATGCTGGCTTCGTTGTACGGGTCGAAGGCTCGAGTCGTGTCGCGGGCGATGATCGTTGCTCGTCCCGGTGCAATCGAGTCGAGGACGGTCTTCTTTCCGCGGTCGATGTTGACGGAGACGACGTCGATCTCGGCGAACTGGTCGACGCCGTCGAGAACGTAGGTCGTCCCGTTTAGGATTCCTTGCTGAGCGTCGTTGAGTGTGAAGCCGTCGCCGAAGCCGACGTCGAGCTCTACGGTGAGCGTCCCGCCGGTGATGATGTTCGCGGGCATGGCTCAGACTGCTATCTGAACGTCTAACGGCCCGGAGACGAGGTTATAAGTCTGGAGAGCTTCGACGACGAGATTCGGAAGATTGGCGTCCGCCGTTACGGTGTTGACGGTGACGTTGTAGATCGCCTGCTTCGGTGCGTAAGCGGCATCGAGCGCGGATGGAATCTCGTAGAATCGGCTCTTCGCTGCGTAAGCGGATGAGAGTTCCGCCGGCATCGTGTAGAAGCGGTTCTTTGCGTCGTAGGCGCTCGGATCGAATGGACTTGCCGCAGCTCCTCCGCCTCCGCCTCCGCCTCCGCCTCCTCCGCCGCCGGTGGACGTGCCGCCTCCGACTGGCGGGATAGTGAACGATGGCATCGACGAGGCGCCCGACTCCATGCGGTCGAGGCGGTCGGGGACTGCTGCTCCGGGAGCTGATGGTGCGCTAGGAGCTGCACCGAACGAGCTCGAGATCGACACTTTACCGATCTCCGGGATGTTCTCGAACGGGTTCAGTTTGTTCGCTTGACGGATCGCGAAGTTCACGACGTCGATAATCCCGTTCACGGCTTTCTCGAATGTGCCGACGAGGAATCCTGCGATCTTTAGGACGAATGAGCCGAGAGATGAGAGCGCTCCCATGAACGTAAATACGACGTCGATCACCGGGCCGATCGCCTTGCCTACGACGTCGAAGGCGACTCCAAGGACTTTTGTCAGTACTGGGGCGACGTAGGTAGTCACGAACTTGATGAGGTCGCCGAAGAAGTCGCGCATCTTCTGAATGTTCCCCGAGTTCTCTTGGATCTTGTCGGATACCTTCTCGAAGATTTGACGGAGTCCGTCGAAGACTTTGATCGCGACGTCACGGATGACCGGGACAAGTTTTTCGCCAATGAACTCGGCGACTTGCTGAATGAACGGAAGGAGTCTGTCTCTAATGACCGGAACGACTTTGTCCCCGATAAAGATGGCGATCTTCTCGAAGATAGCTGCGAGTGCTGGGCCGTACTTGTCGACGAGTTTCTGGAACGCTGGGACGACGTCTTCGACGATGAACTCGGCGATCTTAGAGAGCACCGGGAGGACGTAGTATCCGACTTGTTCGACGAGCTCACCGAAGAAGACTTTGAGTCGGTCGACTTGTCCGGAGAAGGTTCCTGCGGCTGCGGCTGCTGAGCCTCCGAACGTGTCGCCGAGGACTTTCATTACTTCGTCGAGAGAGGCCCCTTCTTTTATCATCGTCGCCATCTCTGGCGAGAGGCTGCGAAGCGCTCGGAAGTTGCCTTCGTAGGCTTTCGCGAGGGCGTCGGCGATGGTCGTCTGATCGGCTTGTAGAGCGGTAGAGATGTCGAGGACGAGCGTCATGTCCCTGAGCGCGGTTTCGGCGTCTTTTGTGCCTCTGATGAGTGCTTCGTAGGCTGGGCGGAGTTTGTCGTCTGCGACGCCGGTCGCGAGACTCATCGCGCCGAGCTGGTCGTCGATCGACTTCACCATCTCCTCTGATGCCCCGGTGACGTTGCGCATCGTGACCGCGAGCTGCTCGAATGACTTCTGATCGTCTGCGGCCTGTTTTGCGGCGAAGCCGATCCCAGCGGCGAGAGCTCCGACGCCTGCGGCTGCGGCGAGTCCGAGTTTCTGAACGGCTCCGCCGAACTTGCCGAGAGCTCCGTCGGCTTCGTCGAGGGACTTCTTGAGCGGGCCGGCGTTGCCGACGATGGAGACGGTGATCGGTTTGGCCATGATTAGAGGTCGTACTTATTGCGGACGGATGTTATGCGCTCGGCGTAGAGGTTCGCGATCTCGCCTCGACGAGTGTCGGTCGCCTCGTAGATGAACGGGTTCGGCTTGATTCGACGTTTCGGCCAGCCGAAGTGAATCGGCCCGGCATACTCGACGAGATCGCCGGACGCCGCACTTCCGGAGCGCTTGGAGCCACCGGAAGAGCCGACTCGAATCTTCGCAGCGGTCTTCGTGGAGGCGTTCTTCATCGAGTTCGCGAGAGCTCCGGAGAGCACCGGGACGAAGCGCTTCGCGTCTCCGAGGACGACTTCGGCGACTTTCTTATTCGTCTCGAGGAACTCGCCTTTGACGAGATCGAGGTCGCCTCCGAGGGAACGGAGGTCGCGTCGAATCTTCGAGAGTCCTTCTACTTTGACTGCTCCGGCGACTCCATCGCCTAAGCGGTAGCCGAACGTTCCCGAGGTGCTAGCCATGTTGAGCGCGTCTCCGTTCGTTCAGTTTCTTAGCTCCATCGTAGAGCGCACGAATGACCTCGTGGGGCGTCCGCATGAGCGCCAGAGGATCGAGCTTCGTGATGAGTGCGAGGTCGGCGATCTCTCTTGCGACCCCGCCTCCGGGGATGCCTAGTTTCCCGGGCCGTCCTCGTGGCCGACCGCGGCGATGTCTTTGATCCACTCGTCGAAGACTTTCGTTACTTTGCCGGAGTTCTTTTCGGCGAGCCACGCAAGGTAGTAGAGGGATTCCATCTTCGGTTTCCCGTTCGGATCGAACGCGGCCGAGATGGACACTTTCGCCCAGCGCTCGAACGCGATCTGTGAGTCTGCGTAGACGGGGAACGATTCTTGCGTTCCGTCTTTCCGCTTTATTGTGACGGAGATGTCGAGCATCGTTTAGGCGACCGCCTGCACGATCGCGCCGCCGGTGTAGGTGGCGGTTACTTGGACGAGCTCTCCTACGGAGACTGCGATCGGTGCCGAGGCAAGGAAGGCTCCCGAGTGCGTATAGCGGGGCGAGCTGGCACCCGGGGCGGCAGTGAGTGGCTCGTAGATGATCGTCACGGAGGCGCCGACGTCGCCGAAGATCGCTTGGATCGCTTCACCGGAGGCGAAGGTTCCCATGACCGTGAAGGTCGTTTCCGATGACTGTAGGCCTGCGACGAATGTCCTCGAGGCATCTTTTAGACTCGTGCTCTCGAGCGCGTCGACGTTCTTTGTCATGGTGATCGAGACGAGCTGGTCGGCGAGGTCGACCGAGTCCACCGTGAAGACGGAGGCGGCTCCGAGGAATGTTGCTGTAGGCATGAGGTGAGTCTAGTCCTTGTCTGTATCGGAGGCGTCCTTGCGGGCGCCTTTGTGCTTGCGGGGTTCATCGTAGCCGATTTCTGC